AATACCACCCGTCACCTGGCCTCACCGACTGGGACAAGTGGGGGTGCTGATGTCCAGTAAACTATACCTCGGTGATTGTCTTGAGATTATGCGAACCATGCCGGATAAAAGCGTAGACGCTGTTATTACAGACCCGCCGTATGGGATAGCGGATATTTGGAAGGGCGGTAACGGAAGCGGGTGGGGCGTGGCGAGTCTCGCCACGCCCAAACGAAACGCATGGGATATTAAACCACCAAAAGAGATATTTGACGAAATCCACAGAATAGCTAAAATAATTGTCATTTGGGGAGGCAATTATTTTGAGTTGCCAACATCGCGGGGCTGGCTTGTTTGGAATAAGCCAGAACGAGGATTTACTTTGTCAGAGGCAGAGCTGGCGTGGACTAATTTAGAAATGCCAATGCGCGTATTTGATTGTCACAGAAGCGACACAGACAGAATACATCCAACTCAAAAACCTTTATCGCTTATGAAGTGGTGTATAGAAATATCGAAAACAAAAGAGGGCGACACAGTTTTCGATCCATTCATGGGTTCAGGCACAACCGGCGTAGCCTGCGCTCAAACAGGGCGCAACTTCATCGGCATTGAAATTGACCCCGAATATTTTGCCATCGCCGAAAAGCGCATCCGTGACGCGGAGCAGCAGCCGCTGTTGTTTGCATCATGAAACGCCGCCTCAAACCCCGCAGGTCATGGCGCCAGGGCCGCGAGTGGCGCAGGCCCTACCGCAAAAGCCGCGCCATTGATGCAACCTGTCGATGTCATGGCAGTTGCCCGTACTGCCTCAGTAACCGGATGCGCGCCGTGAGGCGGCAGCAGGATGAGGCGGATAATCAGTTGAGAGAAAGGATTTAAAAATGACCCATCGTAAAAAGTCCAACGTTTGCCCGGTGTGCGGCGAGCATCTCCAGATGTGCCGCACGATTAGCGGCGAGCATCTCCAGATGTGCCGCACGATTAGCGGCGAGGATCTCCAGATGTGCCGCACGATTAGCAAGTATCCGGGCTATGTCGTGCATTGCCCAACGTGTGGCGGGTTTGGCCCCGAAATCAATAAGCGGCGTGCGTGGGCAGCAGCAAAAACTGCGCACACTGATTACATGCGCTATGTATCAAATATCCAGCGTTGGCTTGATGCGCATGAGCGCAAATTCTTACGCAGCGGTGCGCGGACAAGGGATAATGCCAACCTCTAAAATCCACAACCCCGCCTGCCTCATAGCCTCACCCATCGTAATCGCCGCCGCCGCAAGCCTAGGTTGTGACTTGCAAACCTGCATTGCCGCTGGTATCGGATGCGCAAGCGGGGTAGTAATATCGCCAGATTTAGACCTGGTAAACTCGGAGACAGTCTTGGTTCCGTGAGGTCTCGAAATGAAAATAACTTTTAGCGCGATGTATGATTTTTTCGGCCTTCCGCAGCGCGAAATACAAAATAAACTTGAGCGCGGAGAAAAAATTTCCGCTCAGGAAGCAGAAGAAATGATGAAGGTCATCACCGAATTAATGGCCGAAAATCTAAGTATTAATCGCCAGTTATCTCAGGCGATTGGCAAAATAGACTCGAAGCAATACAAAACAGATAATCAGCGCATCGCAGAATTAGAGGCGTTTATCCGTAATGTTTACGACTTGATTGTCGGCCCCTCGTGGTCGGACGTTGGCAATGGCCCAATACTCGTTGATGATGCGGCCATTTACGATATCCGGCGCGGTTATAGCGAATTGCGGCGCGCGCTTCATGTCATGGAAGCGCGCGTCAGAGAATTGGAGGCTAAAAATGACCCATCGTAAAAAGTCAAATGTTTGCCCGGTGTGCGGGGCGCAAGGCAAGATGATTTGCTCATCAAAAAACGGCGTTTGGTTTAGTGGCGAGTTTTGGGCTTTGGGAAAGCGCAAAAAACCTGTGTATCTGGTTGTATGCGATTGTACACCAGAGTGCTGGGTTAGCGGAGCCACGAAGCGGCTGGCGTGGAGGTGTTTCAAGACCCGCCGCATTGAACACATGCGCTTGTATAAAAACTACGCGCGCCATTGCGAGGTCGACAACCGAACAGAAATAAAGATGCAGTCTGTATCCGCAAATAATGCCCACCGCTAAAATCCACAACCCCGCCTGCCTGATAGCCGCCCCCATCGTGACCGCCGCCGCTGCAAGCCTCGGTTGCGATTGGCAGACCTGCCTTGCTGCAGGCGTTGGCTGCGCTAGCGGGGTGATTGTCTCGCCAGACCTTGACCTGGTAAATACAATGCGCATCCCCGTGATTGGCTGGTTGTGGGGTGCATATTGGTGGCCGTACCGCAAAATCGTTGCCCACCGCTCACGCTTTAGCCACATGCCCGTGCTGGGCACGTTGGGCCGGGCGGCATATCTAACACCGATTATTATAATCGCGATTAGTATTATGCCCGTTGAGCTAATCGGCGCGTGGATCGCCGGATTGATGGCCGCTGATTTGTTGCACGCCCTGCTAGATGCACTGTTGCTGAATAAGCATTAATAAATTCTAATCTACAATCGCACCCACTTGCTGTATAATATGAGTGCCAATGTGATTGGCTCGCCCGAATGGGCAAGCTCCGGCAGCAAACGACCCGGAGCCAAACCACCAGGCAGATGACCATACAATACCCGGAATTGGTGGAAGGGTCATAAGGCCGCCGGGAGCCTGGCAGCACTTTTACAAAATATTGGCGGCGGCGTGGTGGGAACACGCTGGTACATACGCAAATACCGATTGTCGATGTCCTCCGGCTTGTGGTAACACAGGTGATAGATATGCGGGAGGACGCTGGAAGCCCTGGAAACCCTTCGAAGCCCAGGAGAGCATAGCGCGGCAGTATGAAACGGGTATAACCAGGTTCGAATCCTGGCCGCCAAAGTCGCTTCCGCGTGCGCGGTTAACGTAATCACGAACAAGCCCGGATTTTGAGTCGGGACAACGGCGTGGAGGTAATTTTTGGAGGATAAGATGAAAAAAAGAATTTTTTTACGAATAACGCAGGTGATTGGCATGATTGTCACGTTTTTCGTGGCAGTTACCGCCTCTGGTGCGGCGATTGATGCAGACCTGTCTTGGGCATGGAGATTTATTGCCATTTTTGTGATGGTTATATTTATGTCAATTTTTGTGGTCATTTGTTCGGCGGAGATTCCATAATGGACGAGATAAAAAAGGATGATGTCATCGTTACCGCATTTTGTTTTAACTGCGGTAGCGTTGTTTTTGCGAAGTTGATACCGCTACGTGTAGCGTGTGACCCAACGGCGGTATGTATGGAGTGCAAGTCAGATGACACCGAAATCATATCTGACCGGCTCGGAAGCGAAATTGAGTCTCTGGCGGAGACAAAAAAAGTAAAGGAAACGGAAGCCGCGAGGTATCTCAATTTACTGGTTATGCTGGGGTATGAGGTTTTCATGGTAAACGGAATGATTGGAGTCCGTAACGTGGAATCCGGGAAGGCGATTTTATACGCGCCTTCCAATACATCCATTCCCGGAGGCATTTATGGTGCGAAGGAGTAATCCTCACCGCCGCCCACGGTCAAGGCGGGAAATTGTGATAGACCCTTCCTCATTGGTTGGAGATGATGCATTTGCCGGGTGTGAAACTGACCTGGAAAGAAAGTTTTTGTGGCAGTTGCGGGTTGCTGGATTGCCGGAACCAACTCCGCAATATCGGCTGAAAGAGTATCGGCGGTCTCCTTATGATTTTGGGTGGGAGTCTTGCCGACTCGTGGTAGAATTGCAGGGTGGGGTGTGGATGCGAAAATCCGGTCATAACACCGGGTCTGGAATTACCCGCGATTGTCGCAAGCTAAATCGAACCACGATGGCTGGATGGAAGCAGTTTAATTTCACGACAAACATGGTGGACTCCGGGGAAGCCCTGGACATCATGATAAAATTTTTTGAAAAGGAGAACAAGAATAATGGAAGCAAATGAAATTCAAGCCAAACTGGACAATCTTTCAGAGTTGCGCCAGAAAATCAGTGACATGGAGGCGCAAAGGCAGGCGGCAATCCACGAAGCCATGAAGCCGGTCATGGCGGAGATTGACCGGATTGAGTTGCAGTATCTTGATCCCATTGGGAAGTTGCACGAACTGGAAGTGAAACTATCGGAAGAGATAAAGTCCATGGTGATTACCCTTGGTGAAACCGTCAAGGGAACAACCTTGATGGCGGTATATAACAAGGGGCGTGATACGTGGGACTCAACGATGTTGAAGGGGCTTGCGTTGGCTCACCCGGAAATCAAGGGGGCGATGAAAACCGGAGAACCGTCTGTTACCATTCGGGGGATAAAATGAAACTGTATCCGATCCCGAAGTGGGCGATTGAGATGGTGGAAGGTTCGGAGCGTGTGATGATTTTTCTTTCGGTGATTG